TTGGTTAAACCACTACCATCCCCCACAAATGAACCGCTAATAGTAGAACCACTTATGATTGAACCACTAATAATATTACCATATATGGTTGTGGTTGCCATATCATAAGTTAAAGCACTACCATCTCCTACAAATGAACCGCTAATAACTGAACCACTAATGGTAGAACCACTAATAATACTACCATGTATAGTGCCAGTAGTTAAGTTACTACCTGATATATCACCCACTACATAGAACGATCCTGTGAATGAATGTATATCGTCAGCAGTATCACCGAACTTAGTTGAACCACTTTGATATATCACACTAACATTAGTTAATTCGGTATTAAATTCTTGTGCAGTTATAGTTCCTGTTGCAGTTATATCACCATCTACATTCATAGCACCACTTATAGGAAAATCTCCTATCCAGTCACCACCAAAAGAACCACTAAGCCTCTTGTTTACCGTATCTACTACAACTACGGGGTTTTCATCTTTATCATAAAATATAATTAAATCTGTAAAGTCCTGTTTGGGCTTATACGTCATTTTGTTTGATCTTAAATCAAGGCGTCTTAACTTCATAACTGAATCTCCTTATCACCCGTTCTATTGTGCATAAATATATAATAAGCATAACTATTTTGTATCAAACTATCTAAAGTTTGAGAAATCTTTTTATTTTCTAATAATGTTGTGTTTAACATATCATAGTTCTCCAATTTGAGTCAATGCCTAAGACATCGTCTACAATAATTAATAAAGTGTTCAGCTCAACTGAATAATCCAATAAATATTTGTTATAATATTCAGTATCTAAAAGGTCTTAACATACATATATGCACTCTTAAATATATATTAAATTATCAGCTGAGCCTACACTATTCTATTTTGTTTCGTTTAATTACGAAATTCGTGAGACTACCCGCACGCCATAATTATCCGTCAAAACACCAGCTGCACCAAAGTAAGAGCCAACCCAAGAACTTTTCAGCTTTGAGCCTTCCCTTTCTTCTTCTACACGGATTAGGTCATCCCCACTCCATGCAAATGCCAGACATTCCTTATTTCCAGCAATAGCATCAGCGTTAGGTGTGGAAGCACTAACACTACCAGTAATTTCTGGTGTGGTTAATACATCAAATCCAGCTAAACGACCAACATATCCATTACGGACAGCTTCGTCTTGTGCTGGGGCACCTGCAAAGTTAGAAGTATTTACAAAATCTTCTAACAATCCATAGGTTTTATCCCAAACTTGTTCTGTTGATCCTACATAAAAATAAGGCCCTGGAGCGTGATTGTTACGTAATGTTTTCATTGCGTCAAACAATACATCAATTTTCATTTCCGCAGATCCTGTACCAACAGAGTTGGAAAAGGCATTTGCTTTTTGGGCTAATTGTGCATCCAAGTCAGCTGCTAATGCATTACCTAAATGTTGTCCTAAACGAATCTCTGGACGGTCTACATTAGACCATTTGGCTTCGTCATGCAACGGAAGGTTTATCGCTCTCATAGCAAGCTCATAGGTTCTCTTTTGAGAATCTAATGCGGTTTCACTAACCGTGCCGCCTGCGGAGTGCGATGCAACATCTGCACTTGTTACTTGGTTTGTACCATCATTCCAAACTGGAACTGAAATCTTATCAGCTCTGGGTTCACTAAAAACGGATACTAATGATGTATCAGGTCTCAATGGATTTACGAATACTCCAGCCGTTACGAAACGCTGGATTGCTTCAGCTTGTATAATATCAGCTAATGCACCGGCAAAATTGCCACTATCACCTGTTGCCATAATTAATTCTCCTTAATATGGTTAAAAACTCGGTCATATGCGTTATCCCATCTACGATTCCATCCTTGTCTAATGGATGCTCGTCCAGGTACGGATTCTTGTCCTGTGGACATTCTAAATCCGTCCTCAAAAGGTATTTCCTCTTTTCCATCATAGATCCATTTCTGTTCTCCTTCGTGAGTATATCCGATAGAAACTCTACCTTCTTTATCAGGAGTAAAACCCTTGATATTAGTAGGTTCTTTTATCTCCTTAAACTCCGAAAGATTCAGCGACTTTTTACCAGCCTTTGATCCTTGACTTACTGAACTTGTCGATGATTTTTTCATAATCGTTCTTCTTTAGCTCCCCACGACTAAAAGCATATGCTGCTTGTTGCGGTGTGGTAAATCCTTCAACAATAACAGAGTTACTGCCAGGTTTATCTGAGCTAACACTTGGGACAACTGTTTGCACCTCGTTTTTGTTTGTAATTTGTTTCATATAAGTCCTACGTTCTGCAAACGGTAGAGATTGTAAAATAGTTTTACTATCTTCATTATCACCTAATTGTTCTAACCAGGTCGTAGTCCTTCTCTCTTGATAATCCGTGTATTCCTTAGCTAACGGCTCATACTTGGTTAGTTTATCTTGCAACTCTTTAAGTTGTAAGTCTTTAACTTCCAAAGTTTTTCCTTCATCTTCAAGGCGTTTTAACTCTGCTTGTTTTTGAGATTCTACCTGATTATCATAGGCTGATCTCATCTCTTTTAAAGCATCATTAACTTCTTTAAACCTTGCATAAGGGATACTGTCTGGGACTGTTTTGACGCTGTCTGATTCAGCGGGAGCATTTTGTATAACACTTTGCTCTGAAGTGGTTTCACTATTTACGGGAGTGACCCCTGTTTCTATTTCACTCATAGTTGATTTCCTCTTTTTAACGTCTTGTTTGACTTGTTAATAAATATCTTTTAATGTAAAAAAATCATAATGTTTATATATATAAATATTTTGTGTATATTTATTTCCGTTTTCTAATTAATGGTTTGGATAAATCTTCTCCTTTATACGAAACTGGCACCATAACACATCTACAATTATCTCTACATATTGAAAATCCACTACCTGGTAATCCTATTAGTTGGAAAGTTTCTAATGTTTCTATTCTATTATGTCGTATAACACAATCAGGACATACTCTCGTATCTGATACTGTAACCCATCTAAACTCCTTTATTCCTGCCTTTCCATATAGATTTCGTTGTGCTGCACCTGAAGCTAACACTATAGCACTCTTTATAGTATTCTTTATTCTATTTCTAAATGCACCGAATAACCTTCCTTGATTGATTAAATCTGTTTCTAATGTTGATATAATAGTAGCCTCATCCATACCATATAACCTCATACTGGATATTAATTGTTCTATCTCTAATACTGTAATGGCCACGTCAGATTGTATTTTCTGTGATAGTATTGTTTCTACATCTTTAATATTTGGCATATTATAAAGTTTCTAACAGTTTCTTAAATTGTATTCTAGCTATCTTCTCAATATCTTTTTGATGTTTCTTACTTATACCGAACCACTCTCTTTTAGGTAAATGTCCTGCTCCTTCTTGGTGATATGATAATATATCTTCTCTATCTTTCGGTACAGCAATAGTAGCTTTGTTCTTCTTTCTTTCTTTTACAAATGTTCCTTGTGTCATTCTACCTGTGCCATATAATGGTGTGGGTGGTTTAGGTAATCCTTGTTTCCTTTTCTGTCTTATAGTTTCTGACTTTAATGGTGCTAACTTCCCACTAATACCTTCTCCTCGTGTTCCTCGTTTCCGTAAGTCTATTACTGTGGCATCAGCAACATCATTTAATATCACTTGAGTAATCTTTGGAAGTTTTTTCTTTAACCTTTTTAGTTTATTAGTCCTATTAATTACTATCTTTATTTCCGCCATTATGATTTCTCTATAATCTTTTTAGTAGCATCTTCCACAACTTTATAACTCTGTTGTATCTTATCCACGTGTCGTTGGGAGAACTCTACAGCAATCTGTCCTATAATCTGTCTTGGGTTCTTAATAAGTGATTTAATATCAATACTATCAAGTATTACTTTATCAGCATCTTCTCCTACCTTCACTTTCAGGTCATCTAACTTATCTAAATACTTGTGTAATATAGTAGCCATTATATACACCTTATATTAATGGAAGGATTGGAGTAGTTTGTTTAGATGCCTGTTCAGCATCTGCTTCAGCGATTATATCATCAAGTTCTTCTTCGGTAATGTCGGGGTTCCGTTTCTCCAATAATCTCTTTCTGGAAGTCAATCCTAATGTGAGATCGTGTTGTTCTTGTGCTCTTTCATCTTCACTGGTAATAGTTAAATCAGGTTCTACGAAATTAACACTATATTCATCTCCAACTGATATTCCATGAGTCTCTAATATAATTCTATCTAAATTGTATCTGATCTGTTCGTGTGGTCTCCATATATCTTGTATACCGGCTTCCCTCTGTTCTGTATTCTCTACTTCCATTAACTGCAATGCACGACCTGATGGAATATCTCCACCCTCGGATGCCCATTTAAGTTGTAAGTGATTGTTCTGTGCTGCCTGATTAACGAAGAACTTTAAGTTATTTATATGTTTAGCTGTATCTCCACCTTCTACTCTACCAAATGTAAATCCTTCTGGTAATCTTATTACATCTTGTACGCCGTGTGGTAATCGTTCTCGTTTAGTTTGTTCGTTCCAAGGGCCACTAATATACTTAATACCTAATGCATCTATCCTATTGGCTAATGCTAATTGAGTTAGTCCTAAATCTACCTGTTGATTTGCTACCATTAAATCTGTAGCTCCTTCTACCCACCAAGTTCTCGTTTGAGGTGACCTATGGGTAAATAATATAGGCAATACTCCATACGGGTTAATATTGTCTTCATTTATACTAAAAACTTTTCCATTATTATCAAATAAGAAATGTTGTCCTCGTGTAAACTCACCTGTGCTTGGGTCTATAGCGTCTGCCGACCAGAATATCCATTTCTGTTCGTTCATACGAGCATTACCTCTTAATGATACTGGATAACAGCATGCAAAAGGTTCTGTCTTGCCTGGTAAAAAGAATACCTTAAAATCGTGGATAGTTTCATATTTAATTTGTTTTGATAGTTCATCATAATAACTTAACTGAGCCATACTACCTAATAGAAAGGTTAATTGTTCCATCCTTCTACGCATAGTATTTAGATTCTGTGTATCTATATTGTCTATATACTTCTCATCTGTAATCATTTCAGGCGATTTCTTATATACTAAACTCCTGGCTCTAACAAACCTACCTAATAGATTACTGGTGAATATAGGTACTTCTGTTGATATTCCAGCTCTAAAAAACCTTCTTATATGTTCGTCTGTTCCACTATGCTCAAAATAATCCAATAACATATGTCGTGTATTCTCACGTTCATTCTCAATAAAATCTAATTCAGCTTTTAATGATTTATGAATGCTTTTAGTGGATAAATCTTCCATTACTATTCCATCAGCAATTCTTTCGTTGTTTACTCCCATTTTAACTTTCTCCTAAATGCTCAAAATATGCGTCTAATACAGGCATAATACTTGATATAATTTCGTATTTATTCATTAATGTATCTAACTTTTCGTGCAAAGTATTTAATGCTATTATTCGTGATTCATTTTGTATATAAATATCAGCTAATAAATCATTATTATTCTTTTGCATTTCAAGTATACCATTTAATTTATCTTGAGTTATTTGTTCTATTATTTTTTGTTTTTCCATTACAGGTTTTCTGACCACTCCATACTTGTAATACCTACTTGTCCTACTGGATGTCTATATTCTACAGGATACATTGCTGCCTGTAATGCGTGGGTTCTACCAGCGTATTCTTGTGATTTATCTATTCTACCATCTGGCTTTCTTAATACTTGTTCGCAATCTGATATTAATTCTTTACATTTCGGGTCAATAGTCATATTAATCTTTCCTTCAGCATCTTTTAATTTCCTATTCCAAGTGTTAATAAGTGCGTTATGGCTAGGGTGATAATTCCTTGTAATTACATTAAATCCTAAATCTCTTAATATCATATGGTCGCTCTGTTTTGCTGAAGTGCTCCTACTTTTGCCCGTTGGGTCTGGATAAACCTCTACTAAATCTGGATGTTGTTCTTTTAATCTACTGGCTAACTCCATAGTATTACTATTATGTAATCTTATCTCATCGTAATAATGTATATCTCCATTACCATACTCACAAGCTATCTCAGCGCTCATATAATCCACATTAAAGTCAATGCCTGCGTATTTAATGTAAGTTAATTCATCTGTAGATTTTATATGTTTTTCACGCTCAAAGTTATATGCTGCTCTACTTCCACCTAAAGTCTCAAAGGAGGCCTCAAACTCCTGCCTGTATAGCCGGCCATCCATATTTCTTTTAGTCTTTTCTATCTCAAGAGGATTAACAAAGTTAGATTCTACTGTCTTAAATTGCCAAGACCGATATTCTAAATCTTCGGTCAGGCCTCTCAAATAAATATCGTAGAAGTGATTAAATCCGTCTGGAGTTCCAATAAACATACTCTGCCCTTGTGTGGTTGCCAAAGTGGGTAAAATGATTTCTTCCCATACATGTGGTTTCATAAATGCGTATTCATCTAATACTACTTTTGATAAGCCAACGCCTCTCAAACTATCCTCATTATCTGCACCTTTTAATGCTATCTCACTCTTACTATTGGTAAATGTTACTGATAGTTCTGATTCATTTACCTTTGCATATGGGTGAGTTCCTAATACTCTTTTTATTATCGGCCAAGCAATAGTTTTTGCCATTCTATATGATGGAGCTATATACCATCTTCTCTCATATGGTTCTTGTTTTCCTTGTGTGAGCCACGATAATGCCGCGTGTGTCTTCCCCCATCTCCTACCAGCAACTATAACTTTATAGCGTGCCGGGTGTTGTATTATTTCCTTAATCTGTGGAGTGATCTGTAGTTTCATCAAAATCCCATAATACTATCGGTTCAGGTTTATCTACAACTAAATCTATTGCTCGTTTATCTATATATACTCCTGCCATCTTTAATACATCTAATGCTGCCTTTCTTTTCTCTGCATCATACATAGTGTTTCTCATTATATCTACTACGGTTGCTGCAGCTTCAGGTGCTTTATCTTTTAAGAATTGCATAGTATCATCTAATATTTCTGTTTGTCTGCTCTGTATTTCGTCCATTAGATTAGCTTTATATCTTAAATATGTACTATATCCCATACCCAACTCTTTAGCAAACTCTTTTCCTTGCTGTCCTGGGGATTTTTTTAAGTAGGCGTTAATAAACTTGATTTCTTTTGGTTTTAATTTCATCTCAACTCTCTATATCTATCGTTATATCTATAAATAGTAAAATAATTAAAAAAAAGCTTGACTTGTATTAGCTTTTTGTCGTATAATAGGGTATGGAAATGAAGAAATATACAGATATTAAGTGTGATATAGGTCACAAACCATTAAAAATAATGAAAATAAAGCTTGACTTGTATAGGTTTTTGGTTGTATATTAAGGTATAAGAAATGATAGATAAATATCATATTAAGAAAGAAAAGGAGTCAATTATGACTAAATTACACAAATTTAATTTTCCCCCTAGTGGATTAAAGATGAAAATTAAACACCTTGATAAAGATGAAATTGTAAAATTACATAAAGAATGTGTAGAATTGCAATTAGAATCAAATCGATTTATCACGGAAGTATTCTATAAATGGATGGATAAAAATGAAGATTGGATGGATAAGGCAAGTAGGATGAGATCATATCAAGTAGTAAATTTTGATAGCTTTACATTTATTTTTGAAGATTTAAGAGAATGGGTTTTTAATTTTACCAAAACAGGTGAGTTGTTAAAAAACTATTGTGATGAAAAAGGAGTAAATAATGACTAAATGTGATATAGGTCACAAATCATTAAAAATAATGAAAATAAAGCTTGACTTGTATAGCTTTTTAGTGTTATATTTAGGTAGAAAATGAAGAAGAAAATTAAAGATTTGAATAATAAACTTAAAAAAAAGGAAATAAAATGAGTTTAAAGCCAATGAAACCCCTAATGGGTAAAAATAAAATGACTAAAAATGAAAAGATAGCTCTAAAGTGGGCTTTGGAAAAGGTAAAACCTAATACTGGGATGATACAATCTGATAAGTTTTGGACAGGATATAGAGATTCGGATAAAATAAGAAAAAGTACAGCATCTCTTTTCCGAAAACACGATATTATCATATTTCGCCTATCAAAAGAAGGTGCTATTTTAATTCATAAAAATAACCCTAAATTGGACTTTACAGAAAAAGATGGTTGGGGAGCAGGTATGTATAAGAGTATTGATGAAAATAGTATAATGTTCTTGGAATCCTACCCACTATTAGAAGCGGGTAGATACTATGAAAATAATTAAAATAAAGCTTGACTTATATAGGTTTTTAGTTGTATATTCTAATATAAGAAATGAGAGATAAATAATGAATTTGGAATTAATAAAAGAGTTTTACACAGACCATTTTGTAAACAGAATGGAACGAATGTTAGATATTGGACTAACTAAAAATGAAATAATTGAGATATTGGAAAAAGCAAAGAAAGTTTTAACTGATAATCCAGAGAAGGAAAACTCAGCAATTTTAGTAAAATCCTTTTACAATAGGCAGTATTGTTATGATGGAACTAGTGGTGATGAAGCGTGGATAATAACCCAAAAAAGTAAATTACATACAATTATGTTAAGACCTCGTAATCGTCCAAAGAAACTAAATTATTTTAAGAATGTAGATTATATCTTTAATTTGGTTTAATGAGAAAAATAATTAAAATAAAGCTTGACTTGTATATGATTTATGTTGTATATTAGAGTAACGAAATGAGAAATAAAATGTCTAAAAGAAAGAAGAAAATAAAAAGAACTCCAAAACAGATGGAGATACTCCGTAAAAAACAAAGAGAAATGATGACGAGAACCACAAAGAAATCACAGATAAGGTTAGAACGGATAAAAGTAGCAACGGATATAGAACAAAGAAAAGATGAAATAGAAAAAGAAAAATACTCCAAACTTACTGATATAGAAAAAGAGGTAATTGATTACACTAATGTTGAAACTGATTTCTTTGATGAGATTAAAGAAGAAATGGGTAATCCTATTAGAAAAATACAATACATAAAAGATGAAGAAGCAAAGCCAATGGAATGCCACAAGAACGCTACTCATCTCTCTAACAAAATAGATGGAAAGAGAGTGAAAGGTTGGAGAGTTTATGTCCCAGATACTAGTGGTAAAGAATTATTTAATGGTATGAAAAATGATCTGGAAATGGTGAAAGCTCTTAAAAGATATGGTGTAGTTGAATTACAGCAGCATATGGTTGTTGATAAAGATGGTATTTTATATGATAATAGCCCAACGGAAGATGTAATTGATGAAGTTGGATTTTTTATCCAAGATGATAGATTATTGACCGAAGCATCTTCTTCCAAAGGTCGTTCCGTATCACACCTTCCTATTGATTATAGAAAAATGGTAGGATATGATATGGGTGATTATATGTGGGGAGAGAATATGGTATATGTATCCAAGAAGGGTAGTAGATATATGAAAACAAAATGGTCACACGATATACAACATATAAGTCCGGGCAAGTTAGGATGTATTAAATCAATCCCAGCTTCGGAAGCAGATAATTTAATACATAAGTATAAAAAACGGTTTGGAAAAAATATTAAAGGATTAAATCGTAGAAAGTTATATAAAAGATGAAAATAATTAAAATAAAGCTTGACTTATATACACTTTTAGTGGTATATTAGAGTAACGAAATGATAGATAAATCAAAAAAAGAAAAGGAATCAGAAATGATTAAAAATGAAACTACTTCAGCTATAGTATTAGCAAGAAAGAAAGCCAAAAGGGATAAAGGGGAAAAAACCTTATTAGAGATAATAAAAACTAAGGCTTTGTTTAGAAATCACCACCCTAAAAATAGTTAAAATAAAGCTTGACTTATATAGCTTTTTAGTTGTATATTAGAGTAACGAAATGATAAATAAATATCAAATTAAAAAAAGGAGTCAATAATGGCTAATAAACAACTAACAATAGACGAGGGGTGGATAAAATGGATAAAAGATTATCTAAAAACAGAGTTCCACCCTCACAAAAACGGAGATATGGATTATCCTAAAAATTGGTTTCCGGTGAAAGGGTTTGATGATTGGTTTAAGGTGGAGTGTGAAAACTCAATCAAGGAATTAAAAGAGAACTTAAAAGGAAATAAACCTTTCGGTAATATTTCCAACCAAAACATATTTGATGTTACAATAAAGAAGGTTATGGAAATGAAGATGGTGGAAAGAATAACAGAAGAACATAATAAGTCAAAAAAACTTATGGAATATAAAGGGAGTTAATAATGGCTGATAAACTATATAAAGGTGATGTTTGGGTAGAAAAGAATTTAAAAGGAGAATCAGTCCTGTGTATACCTATAGGTAATGGTAAAGTATCAAAAAAGGTTATTAAAAGTCCGAAAGACTTTAAAAAACATTGGATTAAATCAAGGAAGGAAATAAAAAAAGGAGTCAATAATGACTAAAAAAGAGTTAGATAAACAAAAAAAGTTGGTAAGAAAGTTACTGGCCAATGCACGGGAATATGGATTACCTGTGAAAGAATCGGACTTTACAGAAATGACTAAAAAACTGAAAGACGAAGATATATGGGTAAGACACCTACTTGATGATTTGAGAAATAATCAAATCCTTATACTGGATGAGTACAACCTTTCATCTAATCAATTTGAAGTGATGTTGGAGGTGTTGGAGGTGTTGGAGTACAATACGACATATTCGGAGAAAAAGACCAGTCCTGAGTTATTAAGAAAAGACATAACTAAAGGATATGTGAAAGATAATGTTGTAATCGTATCGAAGATAATTTCTGATATGATAAACTTTGTTCGAGAAGAACAGCCTATAATAGAAATGTTTAATATTAAAGAAGGAGTCAATAATGACTAAAAATAAAAAAAAGGTAGAAAAACAAAAACAGAATAGAGCTTACGCATACGAGCTTAATGGTAAAGTATATGATAGTAAAGGAGATATTCCAGATGGGGAGTACGCATACGAGCGTAATGGTAAATTATATGATTTTAAAACTGATAGAAGGATGGTAGTGATTCCCCCATTTAAATTGACTAAAAATAAAAATAAAACCTATTCAATTAGTTTTGATTTACAATCCAACGATGATAATAAATATCTAGAGGAGTACCCGCACCTAAAAACCACTAATGGTATAAAGGGTGAAATAAAGGGTTGGTTGGAAGATTTACGTTTTGATGTAATAGGTCTAGAAATTAAAGTAAAAAATGGAGTTAATAATGGCTAAAAAAATGACCCAAGATCAATTTTACGAAATATGGGATTTTGATGTGGTTTGTAAAGAAGTGCATTTAGTTAAGGATCTACGTGAACGTGGATTCACTTGGGAACAGTTGGATAGTATATTTTTAGCAATGATATACCCATATACACCTTATGCAGATGAGTGGAATATTGTGGATGTTAATAATAAACAAATCGAAGAGAAGAATGAATTTCTGGAGAAATATGTAAAAATGTATTGGGACGCGCCCCACTATCTAAAGTGTATGTGCCCCACTACCCAAACCAGATGATTTTTTACCAACCACTTCTCTTTCTGCTTCTTCAATCGTATCAAATGGTAGTTTAAGAAAGTTTCTTTACTTTTGGAAGAACTATTTTAGTATGATCTATCTCAGGTAGTTCTTCCTCTATATCTTCTTCGTCTATTGATGAAGAAATCAATGTATCTATCTGGTCTTTGATTGATAGAACGATTCCCTTTGCAAACTCTCTATATTGCTTAAAGGATATTTCTTCTTTCTTTCCCATCTTAATCAATTTAGTAATCTTTACTGCAACATTTAACCCACCCTCAAACGCAATAAGCACCATATCTGGTTGCTGAAACCCTAACTCATATTTTTCACTAAAACTTGTGTATTCTGGTATATAATGAAATAAACTCTCTATATCCAACTCTTTCTTTTTAACACTAAAATATTTTACACTCATTTTATAGTTTCACTTGGCCTTTATTCTTCTTTTTTAATACATCTCTTACAGATTTTTCTTTCTTTTTTCCATTTTTATCGGCTGCCGAAATAGTTGCAGTAATTGCACCTAATACGATAAATACATTTTCGGCCTCAAAATAGGTAGTATTATTACCCGTCTTAAAGAAATCTGAATGAACTGATGTAAATGTTTTTTTCTTTCCTACCTTCATAGGTATTAGTAATACTCTATCTTTATCTGGGTTTTTTAAGTGTGCGTTATATTCTAAATCTATTATCTTTGGTCTATACACAGATAGATTCACTTTAAGTTCTTTCCCTAATTTTACTATCTGAGTCTTCATTGATTTCCATGTTAATCTCATAATAATCCTTCGCGTTTTTTTCTATGGTATTCCTGTTGTGATTTTCTCATCTTAGCTCTACTTTCTTCTGAATGCTTTCTACCAGTCCAATAATTACCCTTTGCCGCCTTTGTCTTACTAATCTTTTCTCTCGCCTCTTTCGTATGATGTTTGCCATACATAGGGTTATTTTCACCAGAAACGTCTGCATGGTTCTTTTTAATATTCTTTCTATGCTCTTCCGACTTTGGTTTCCCTTTTGATGCAATGGAAAGTTTCTCTTTGACTAGATCAGATATAATATATTCACTATCTCCACCTGTTTGCATATTATATCCATTATTAAAACTATCATAATAATCTGTATAATAAGCTTCCATCTTTGAAAGTTCTTCTCTATCCTTGCAAGTATGTAATACTTCCCAAGTAAAACTACTCTCACCATACTTTCTTAATGCATTATGAAACAGTGCCTCTGATCCTGTTTTTACTGCATATTGGTGTTTTATTCTACGATGATTTAGTGGTTGTTTCGTAGCACCGATATAACATTTGCCATTCTGTAAGTTAGTTACTTTATATACTACCATATTGTATAAATATCATTTAATTATGCGAAATTAAACTTTGTTTTTCTCTTCTTTTGATTTGCACAATCTACACAAGAACAATTCCTCTTATTAGCAAGATTTCTTCTACTATTAGTTTTATATTTTATCTCTTTTTTACAATCAGGACAATTCCGTATATTATTACTATTTGGTAATATTTTTGGAATACTTTTCTGTATCGTTGGCATGCATTCATCATCACCACAAGTTAATTTATATTTTCTAGCAAATGTAAATGCGTTCTTAAAACTATTAAAAGTTTTTTCTTTATTACATAGTTTGCACCGAACAGCTGGAATTAAATACTTATTATTTACTCCTAATTGTTTTTTATTTTTATCAACACAATCTTCACATAAAGTATCGTAGATTACTGCTTGCCTCAATTCTTCATTAGTTAAATACATTAAAATATTGCATTGAGAACAGGTAAACTTATTATGATCTGGTGAATCTTTTAGTTCATTTTTTAATTTCTTCTTAATAACCCTTTTTTGAGCACTACATTTTTTACATACTGATTGATTCCTAAATGAAATTAAATAACTAGCTTGGTTGGTATATTTTCTACTCTTTCCACATGACGGGCAACTACGAGTTAATTGTAAATCTTCATTACTTAAATAATATTTCATTCTTTTAATGTTAATATCGGATAATTTTTGTAAATCCTTCATATCATTAGTTTTAATAGAGTTTAATTTCTCCAATATCTTTTCGTGGTCTTCTATAGCAAATGCTAACCAATCATCAACCCACTCTTGCACATTTTTACTAACGTTGTAATTTATTCTATTAAAATATTTATGTAATGATACTGTGATTAGCAAAGGTATATTCCCATCTTGTCTAAAAAACTCTACCACTCTTCTAAATATTTTTCTGTTTTCGGTAATCATTTCTCCCATTTCTCCTTCGTTTTAATATATACATATATATTCATTTTATCCATATTGTATAATAATTCCTTCCCAATCAACTAACTTTTTACCAACTCTACACTCTGAGCCTTCTGGTTCTCCTATATGTTTTATTATATTAAAATGTTCGTTCTCTTCTAACATTTCATCTACGGCTCTCTTTACTCCACCTTGATAGCTTCCTGGTAGTCCATAATCATCATATACTATAATCCCACCTGCTTCCATTAACTTACAAGCATTTTGTGTATCTTTAATTACAGCCTCGTATTGGTGATCGGCATCTATAAAAACTACCTCTACTTGTGGAAACTCCCAAGGTTCATTATATATTTCCAGTTTATTAAATATAATATTATCCCTGTCTTTATTTAGTTCTTTTGCATCTTCTAAATATGCTTCATTAAAATCTACAGCATATACCTCCCCGAATAGATGAGATAGAATACGAGTTGTATGCCCTTTATAGCAACTCACTTCTAATACTTTCTTATCTTTCCAATCAGTATCCGCAAAATAATCATATAAATCTTTTTTGAATTGATGAGAAGTTGTGTTTTTATCTTCTCGTTTATCTGGGATACTTTTTAATAACTTATCTATTGCCAAAACTCACTCTTTACTTTTAGTTGTTAATACCAAATAAGAAGATTCTGCGTTAAATCCTTTAGTAGGGAAATAGGTTACAGATCCCTTTTCAGAAAGGAAATTAATTAGAGAATCTAAACTACACCCACAGCAATCAGCTTTATTAAAAGGTTTAGAAGTAGAAACACTACCCCACTCTAAAACCAGAAAACCAGTTTTATTTAATTGTTCTATCCAAACCGTCGTAGCCTTTTCTAAATCGTATGAATGATCCCAACTATTCGTAAATACTATATCAAATGTATTTATCCAATCTTCATTTATATTATGAAAATCCCAGCAAATAGTATTAGAAAATTGGTTTGCAGTATCAGAAATCTCTGTACCGATTACTTCTGATTGTGGGAAATGCTTTTGGAAAAATGTTATTTCTATTCCATTACGAGTGCCGTGACATAATATTTTTTTAGGTAATATCCCCTTTTTATCACAATATTTTTTAATATCTATTATATTTTCTTCTCTGACCCATTTATTATTTATCTTAGCCTTATTAATGTTAGTTTGATTAACTACATATTCTTCATATGAGTCGTTTTTAATATATTCTATTTTGTAATTTTTAGTTATTTCCAAAACTCACTCTTTACTTTTTTAACTTTCTTCTTCTTTGCTTTAATTTTCTTTTTAGGATTCTCTTTTTTATAGTTTTTAATACGAGCCTCTGCAATCTTAATATATTCTTCTTCCTTTTCTATACCGACAAAGTTAAATCCCTCTAACTTGGCTGCTATACCTGTAGTACCACTACCCATAAACGGGTCTAATACTGTTCCGTTAGGTGGAGTTATTAACTTAATTAAATATCTCATTAATTTCACAGGTTTAACTGTTGGGTGATTGTTTTTACTACTAATACCAACTCTCTCTGGTTCTTCACATTTACATACATTTGCACTTGCACCTAAAAACTTACCACATTTATCACATTTATCTGCAACTGAATGAGCACTTGGTTTTTCCTCAAATCCCTCTAATCCATTATTTCTTTCACTCTTACTTGCTTTTGCTGTGTAGAATATTCTATCACCTTCAATTTCCTTAAAATATCTTGCTGCAGAACCACTATCACCATAAGGTATTTCATAATCACCATCATATCCACTTGCAAACCCACTACTCCCTTTTTTACCTGCTGCCGTTGCTTTATTTTCAGGGAACTTATCTACCACCTCATCACTACCATCGTGTATAAAGTTAGCAGGGAAACGGCCTTCCACAATAGTTTCTCCTTTATTTTTTCCACTATATAATCCTTTACCACTATCAGTTCTGTTGTCTGCTTCTGTAAAACCAGTTTCTTTGTTTCCAGCAAAAGAGTTTTTTATTTCTTCATTTCCAACTCTACTATCATCTATATTAAGACCTCCAGTGCCATGCTTTAATACATTTTCTGCAATAGTTTTCTCCGATAGTGGTTTTCTTCCTAACACTACTGGCTCTACTTCAGGTTTAAGTGATATTTCCTTAAAATATCGCGATGCTCCGCCTTTATCAGTATAAGTTGGACTATTAAACTCAGGCCCTTCTCCTAAAAATACAGATTTTCCATATTTTTTTCCTTTATATTTCTCTCTATTACTTGAGCAACCAGTATCTCCACTCTGTTCGTCTAATATCTTACCAGCTTCTTTATCTAAAATAATATTGGCTGGGAATCTGCCTGTGGTTGTAACTTTATCCTGTTTTTTATTCTTTCCACCCCCAGTTGTCTCAAAGTTCCCTGAGGTCATAGTTAAATCATAAGTTCTTTCTTCATTTCCAACTCTACTCCCATCTATATTAAGACCTCCAGTGCCATGCTTTAATACATTTTCTGCAATAGTTTTTTCACTTAAAGGTTTTCTTCCTAGAACTACTGGTTCAACTGCCGGTTTTAATGCTGTGCCCCAACCTTCCCATTTGGAATTGCCTTTGGTTATTTCTTCTTCCTTTGCTTGACCAAATGCACCACCACCAACAGCACCTCTTTCTTCTGCAATAGCAACGCCTTTTTGTGCGTGTTTCTTTATTTCACCAGTTTTTATCCTCTCATTTCCCATCTTCTTATCAACCGCCTTGCCTATATTATGACTTTTCGGGAATCCTGAACCATAACACCAAAATATACAATCCCGTATCTCAAATCCTGCATCTTCTATTGCTACTGCCATTCTATGATATGTTCTTGTTCCACCAAAAGATAATATATGCCCTCCTGGTTTTAATACTCTTAAGCACTCATACCATACCTCAGGCTTAAATGCTATATCACCACCATCCCACTCTTTACCCATAAAACCTTTACTACCACGATGAAATACTCCTGACTTAACATTCCAGTTATCACCACTATCTTTTTTAGAAAATCTCTTAACCGTAGATAAATGATATGGGGGATCAGTCACTATACTATCTATTGAATTATCAGGTAGTTTTTTTAATTCTTCTATACAATCGCCGTTTATTAGTTTTTGTTTCATAGATTTTCTCTACTATAACCTTTATATATAATATATATCAAATCAAATCACCAAATACAATTATATTTTGGGGCAAAAATATACCGACTTAATCATCAATGGTTACTTCATGGCGAAATAGTGATGATATTATTTAAGCCGGTATATCGTTCTGATAAGATAGTATATATGGATCAATACAGAGTCAATCTGCTTCTTGCGATTTGAAGGTAAATCATCAGGAACCTATCTTATCACACTAATAAATAGTATTAAATATCTGTATATTCAATATTATTTTTCTTACAATATTGTTTCCATTTATACTTTTCGTATATTTCATCCACTACTGACTTTTTAGTTTTCTTTTTATATTTAGCAAAAGCATCAATATCTTTCTGCTGTTTCGTATCAACATATAGTTCATCAAAAGAATCTGTAACTTCTTTTGGTATTTCTTTTACATTTATTTTATGTTTATTCATATTTTACCTATAAGTGCTTTGCATTCGTTAAAACTGCGTTTTAACTCAATCTATATTATTTATTTAGCTTATCAGAAATAGTAAATGTTTATTTCAAATAATACGCTAGTATTATTTGATTATGTAATAACATGTGTTTATTTAACAGCACACAATAACCTAGTAATATACTTATCCATCAGCTATTTAATAATAGCCTTCGAGTCACATATTTTACCCAGAGCTTACACTTACAGATGATTCTGTAAAACCTCCTGAATATAACGACCTCAGCAAGGGCTTTATTTTTGTAACTACATATATTAAATTAAATTAATACGTAATACAATAGCCGACTATGCTAAGTTGGGTAACATTAGTGTTTTACACGGATGCTCTCGCCTTTCGGCTATCGTTTTCTTTCTAACTCCTTTGTATATCTTTAAACAATAGTAATAAGGAGAAAAATACTATCACACATAAATAGTTTATTAAAAAACCAAAATCAATTATATTTTATCCCAGCTCTTCTTTCACGGCAAAGCGTAGTTCATATGCTCTCGGTGCTCGTTCTCTAAACTTAACCGTATCACTTATTAGTCTTACTTTATAGAATCGTGGAGTACTGGAATCACTATTAAACGAAATCCAAAATGGCCATTTCTGTCCACCAATCAAATCAAAGAAATCCTCAAACTCTTGT